ATGGGCAAGATGCTGGAGTACCTGCTGACCCTTGAGGTCACTTGGACGCTTGTAGAGCGGATCATTTCGCTCTTCAGTATCCTTAACGTACCACCACCAATGCTTTAATCAACACCAGCCCCGGCACATGCCGGGGTTGTCTTAAGGCGCACCCCCCTCCTTCCCAATACACCCCCTCACCTGCAACGCACAACTCTCCAACGCCCCCTCTACCTCATCCAACGCCCTGCGCCAATCCTCATTCACCACCAGCGGCGGCCTCCCCGGCAGCAGGCACGGCACCAGGTTGCACTGGGTCCGCGGCACGGTAGGCGGCAGGGTCGGTGGTGTTGGGGCGGGCGTAGAGCATGCCGAGGTCAGCAGGCACAGGCTCAGCCAGATAATCCATGATGGTCTGATCATTACGTTTCAACTCCTCAATGGCGCGCGCTTGCCGGGTGGCTTGGCGGGTGATGGTTTGCTCGAGCAGCTTCATGCCGCGGTCGATCTCTGCAGCGCGGTCGATCTCCCGCTGCTGGCCGGCCAGCACCAGGGCTTGCACCTCGGTCAGTTCCTTTTCCTTGGCCAGGTCGCTTTCGGCCCGGTCGGCCCGCTGCGTTTCCAGCTCGATGCGCGGGCTGATGATCCACCAGGCCACGGCCGCGATCACGGCCAGCACCGCCAACGCCCCGCCGATCTGCAGCAGCAACTTGTATTTACTCAGCACGCATCACCTCCTCGGCCAGCAGATCCGCCAGCACCTCAGCCAGCTGCTGCTTCCAGCGCTGGTATGCAGCCAGGTCGCCCGGGTTGCTGATGAAGAACAGCTCCACGATGATCCCGCCCCCGCGGCTCACAAAGGCCAGCCGGCTGTGCTGCCCGCTCGCTTCACCCTTTGCCCCACGGTTAGCAATGCCCAGCGTCTCGCTGATGGCCTTGCACACGCGCAAGCCCAGCTCCATGTTCCCCGGCCAGCTCAGCGTCTCCACGCCCGTAGCCGTCGGCTTGTGGAATGCATTGCAGTGAAACTCCAGGGCGATATCGTGCGCCGCCGCCAGCCGCCAGGCCTTGTTCAGCGGCAGGTTCTGGCCGTGGTCGCCATCCTGGCTAAACGCCAAGCCCCGAGCCCGCAACGCCTCCGCGATCAGGTCGCGGAATTCCAGCACGATATCCGCCTCCGTAAAGCCATTGCCCACGGCGCCGGGGTCAGCGTCCGAATGGCCGGCGCTGATCATTAACGATCTCTTTTGCATGGTTTACTCCTGAAATGCAGGCACAAAAAAACCCGCAGCAGCGGGCCTGAAGAACGCGCACCGCACCGCTCAGCGGCCCGGCACACAAGTGAATTGATTTACGACCGCCCTATTCAATATGCTGTACATCCATCCAGCATAATGAACCACGCCATGATCTTTCTCGTCCGCCGCATGCGCGTCAGGGGCGTACCGCTCAGCCCCCAGCAACTACGCAAAGAACAAGAGATCCGCGGCGACGTGCGCGTGAACCATGAAAGCTGCGTGCTCGGCCGCGCCTCCGTGATCGCTACGCTCAAAAGCGGGCAACCGCTCAGCGAGCCAGACATCCCCGAGCTACTGGATGCCAGCCTGCACTCCATGGCCCCGAACGCGTTCGTGCTCTCCGGGATCGAAGTCGTCGACGGCGTGGCCTATGCCCAGAGCTGGATCTGCAGCGCCGAATGAGACCCCGTTCGCAGACAACCGCGCCGGCCGGTGGCATGCTCATGCTTTTATGAAAAGGAATTCAGACCATGCTCGTCATCACCCGCCGCCTGGGCGAAAGCGTCCGCATCGGCGACAATATTGTGATTCACATCGTCAAAGCCGAAGCCCCGCGAGCCCGGATTGGCGTGGTCGCCCCCAAAGAGATGGCCGTTTTGCGCGCTGAGCTCGAGCAGCATCACGAGCAGAGCAGCGATCAACCAGGCCGCCCACTGCTCCAGCAGGATTAACCAGCCGCCGGCACCGCATGCTAGGCTTGCAATTCTGCCATCGCATGGAAGCTTCACATGAACAACAAAAATCAAATCCCCAAATGGCTGGAGACGCTGGGGATTCCCGCATTGCTCATAGCACTCGCCTCCCCCATCCTCATCTACATGGCTCACTTTGGCTTTGAGATCAGCTCAGACCATACCCGATGGTCCGAGATGGGCTCAGCGTTCTCTGGCATTTACACGCCAGTTATAGCCCTCGCCACATTGGTAGTGCTCGCTATGCAGTACAACCTCCAGAGACGTCTGTCCCAGAAGGAAGAGATCCAAGCATTAATCGCCGAGCGCAGGACAGACTTCGCAGGGCATCTGGCCCGCATCGAAAGATTGATAGATAAGCACGGAGGACCTCAAGAGGCACTTAGAGCAACTGGCATATCAGTCTTTTACGGTACATCTCCCGAGATCTTGCAAACAGAAGACCATCGCCAACATGCACAGGCGCTCCACATTGCAGCCCCACAAGTTCTAGACGCTTGGACTGGGATATATATGTGTTTCGCAGGCCTTCCAGGATCCGAAAACGAATATTTGCGGCAGCTCTATGCCAAGTTATTTTATTCGACCATTGCAAGTATTTCCTTCCCGGTAGCTTCCGCTTTGGATTCCTATCATTTTTCTGCCAGGGACACGCCCACCAAGTTTTCCTACGTCTTCAACGAGGAACTGAACCTGTAGCAATTAGCCACAGCGCACCAGGCAAGACCAACCCCAGACGGGAACTCGACCCCTTGCACCCCATGCAGGCGGCACTGCCCGACTAAGCCAATGACCCATAAAGAAAACCGCCCTTTTCAGAGCGGCCTTTTTCCTGCATTTTCAGCGTTTCGCCACTTTGCAAATCAATGACTTGCGCGGTAGTTTTGCGCATCCCTCCCCGGCCGTTCTGGCCAAACTGAGAACCCCATCACTCCCCCGCGCAATCCCTTGCGCTAGTATTTGGGTGCGGGAATCATGGCCCGCACCTTGTGAGAAGTACCGGGTTAAGCAGTCCCGGTTTTAAGCCAGCGGCACAACTCCCTTATAACTGATCCATTTCCTGCGGCACTGGCGACAGCCCAAGCCATGCCAGCGCCTCCAGCGGCTCAACATCAACAACCATCTGCAATCCGCCCGGCTGATTGAGCGTATCCAGCGCCTGCTGTGCCAACACCCTGTCCGCCGCTTCTGCATGGTCTGGCGACTCAGGCAGCACGCCTGCCGCTGAGCCGAGAAATACCGGCTTAACGACTGTGCTCGCGACCGCGTAAAGGTTGCCGTCCACGTCCTCCCAGTCGGCCTGCTTGAAGGTTTCGATATCCGCAGAAGACTCACCCATGATGCAAGCCAGGTGGTTGGCCGCTGGCATCATAGCTGCTGGAACAATGATGACTACCGGATGAGTGTACTGGGTCATGCTGTAACTCCTGATCTGAGCATTGAAAGCTGATCCAGTTCATCCAGCTCCATCTCGTTTAAGAGTCGAGATACAACGACATTTGAAAACTCATCACCCCGCCAGGGTAGCGAGGCACCGCCTCGCCTGGCGAAATAAAACGGATAGTTGCCAAAGTTTCCGCCACCAGCCTCGGGTCTAATGAACGCTGTGACTGTGGGCTGATCTCCGTTGTACCTAAATACCGGAATGCCGTCCGCTAAGTCCGGTTCTGCATAATTCATGGCGGCGGTGATCGAACCTAGGATAGGGAATGGGATAGTAATTCCCGAGGTGCCAATTTCTGATCTAGTACCACGCCTGCCGATTCTAGGGTTGCCGCCCTCAGGCAGAGTCAGATAGAACGCCCCTATATTATTGTTAGTGACGGGACTCATCTCCATGAACATCGCCGTGCCGGTGTTTAATTCCCGAAATACACCAATGCCAAAAGTGATCTTGTCAGTAGCCGTAAAATCGATGGTGTCGGTTCTAAGCCCCTGGTTGATCCCGTTGTACCTGATACGCGGAATCCCACCCTCAACCACATAAATAGGCCTGTCGGCGCTTACTGTCTGGTATCTATGGTTACCTCTACCGCTCCTATCAAGCTGTAATCCTACGGGATCACCGGACGCAGTGACGGGTATAGTTCCAGCGGCGTCTTGAAAAAGCGTACTAATATCAGCAGAGTCGTACCACCACCCCTGCTCGCCGTTTTCAAAAAGCGAAAGCACCGGGTGTATCCGGGCTGCGTATTCGCGGAAGGGGTCAGTCTCACTTAGAAGCGCCTTACCTCGCTCAGCCAATACTGGGTTCAACGACTCCCGGATCAGCCTTTTTGTTTGATTCAGATAAAGCAACTTGTCAGCGATACTCATACCACCTCCCCGTTGATTGCGTCGAGCGCAGCACCGACATCACCCATCATCGCGCCAAGTTCCTGCAGCGCCCCCTCGACGGTAGCCGATGCGTAATAAGCGCCTACGTCTGTGATGCCAATATCGACCGCATCCGATGATCCGCCAGCCTCCGAACTGATTACCGGGTTATCAGGGTCGGTGCGGTCAATACTGATGTTATTCCCTGCCGTCAGCGGACGCTCCGCCGTCGCTGGAAGATTGCTCAGCTTGGTTTTCTCGGCGGTGGTGAAGTCCTCGGTACTGAGCCGCTTGCCGGGTACTTTGTCGACTTTGAGGTCGAGGGCTGTTTGCTGCGCGGTGCTGACCGGCTTGTTCAGGTCAGACGTGTTGTCGGCATTGCCCAGACCGACATCGGCCTTGGTGAGCGTGACCACGCCCTTCTTGCCGTTGACCGAGGCCACGGCATCGGTGTTGTCTACCTTGCCCCAGGCCGCTCCATCCGATACCAGCCAGTCGCCCACATCGAACTCAAGTCCGAACCGGGTTCCGCCCACGCTGGCAATGTAGTAATCGCCCTTCTGGGCTGGCGTGCTCGGCAGGTTCGGCGTGTTGGTGCTGGCATCCCACAGGCCTTGATAGCTCAGCTGGCCCAGCACGGCGTCACTGATCTGGCTCAGCGGTACCTTGCCGTCATTGTCCAGCTCGGCCAGGCCGTTGTCGGCACCTTTGAGCGCAGTATTAAGTTTGAGCGCAAGCGCGGCAGTGGCCGCATCGCTCAAGGGCTTGTTCGCGTCACTGGTGTTATCGACGTTATCCAGAGCCAGGTCGGACTTGGTGATCGTCACGGCGCCCGTGCGGCCCTGCACCGTTTGCACCGGGGCAGCTGCCGCGGCTTCTGCTGGTGTGGTCCGGGTGGCGATGGCGTCGGCCAGTTCCTGATCGGCCTCATCCTTGGTATACCGCGCAGCCAGATCCGCCACCGTCTGCTGCACAAAGGCCAGAAAATCGTTCAGGTCCGTCTTGGCATTGAGCAGGCCCATCAGATCCAGCTGGGTGGTGATATCCCCTACGATGGTTCCCCATGGGCGGTTCAACGGCTCAGGGCTGGTAATGACTGTGCCGTCCTCCAGGGTGATGATCAGGTATCCATCGTCATCTACCACCATGGTGGATACGGTGGGGCCGGGCGGGCCACGGTCGGCACCGATCACAGCAAAGCCTTGGCAGGTAGCCGGGGTGGTGCCTGCAGCAATGGCAGTCACCTTGCCCGCATACACGCGCAGCACGTCAGTCGAGCCCAGCTGCACATCGAGCGTGTACTCGAGAGCGCTCCATTCCAGTGCCTCGGTCTGCTCATCCGTCAGCACCGCATCCACCCAGCCGGCGGCATCCACAGTCACCGGCAAGGTGTCCACGGCCGCGCCCTTGTCGTACAGGGTCAGCTCTGCAGTGGCACCGGCCAGCGGCAACGGTGGGTAGTACACAATCTGCCCGCCTGTGCCGTTGGTGCCTGCCGCATTGATGGTGCTGATCTCCAGCGTCTCGGCATCCACCACCCGGGCAAAGTGAGGCTGCTGCTGGATGGGCGCGCGGTTCAGCGCGGTCAGTTGGCGGACCCGTTCAATCCAGATAGGCCAGTCAGTCGGGAGGCCATGGTCAACGGTCAACTGCACCGGGGCGGCGGCAATGATCGCGGTGATGTCGCGGTACACGGGCGTCGGCTGCATGACGCGCAGGCGGGCACGAAATGTGGCGCCCTTGTGGATTACAAGGGCGAGCTGGGTAGGCTGCATAGGTGGCTCCGGGATCAGGAAAGGGTCGTGTAGTCGTCGTAGTCGGAGATATCGACCGTTAGCTGCAGGCGTATTAAAGGGGCGTCGTTTTCAACGTAGCCCGCGGCGTAGGCAGCTACCACCAGCTTTAGCTTGACTGTGCCGGAGGAGGTCAGGTCCACATAGGTGTTATCCGGCGCGATGGTGGCGGTGATCATCGGGTGATCCTGCACGGTCGCAAAATCAATTTCCAAGCCCTCGCCGGAGAGCCGAATGACAGTGCCGCTAAAAACCTGCACTTCCACCGTATTCTGCACTCTGCCCAGCCGAGGCAGATCCGCCGGCGGCTTAATCGTTACCATCCCGCCGGATGGGGTGGGCCGGAAATAGCTGCCCGCTTTATCCAGCGTGACCGTGCTGCCGCCGTACACGATTTGCCAGGGCACGCCTGTTGCTACCTGCTCCATGACGTAATCCAGGCTGTCAAAAAGGGTTAGCAGAACCATCGCGTTGGCGGCGCAATAGATCACGCTGCCCTCGGGCCACTCCTGTGGGTTCTCGCGCATCAGGTCCGCCTGCCCTGATGCTACCTGCACAAGCACAACCTCCCATCGGGTGGCTGCATCATCGCTCACGGTCAGCACGTACTGCCCATCCGGTAGGTCCACGGCCACGGAGGTTTGCACAGCCGTCAGCGTGACAGGGCGCATCCAGTTATCAACAAAGTTAAGCATTGAGGTTCCTCATGTGTAACGCACAGGATGGCGCTCGGCGAACAGGCAATCGCCTGTCACTGGGTGGTATGTGCCGTATTTATGGGAGACCGGGTACACCCCGGCCACGCCCTTGGGGCCGTCTGGGGTTAGCACCTGGCTGACAGCCATCACTCCCGCATTCCCACTGGGGCGCGATACAGACCCAAAAGCTTTGTCGCACCAGCGAGCGAGGTTTAGCCCCCGGTGAAGGCTGGTCGCCTCGTTGAATAGCGCCGAGTCCACTGCGCTGTCCGGCACGCTGCCAGGGCCGACCGTCACGACCTGCTCCGACCCACCTGGCGGGATGCTTTCTTCCCAGCCCGGGAGCGTTGACTCTTTCGCGTGGCGGCGCGAATAATCATTAGTGGATAGCTGAGCCCCGTCGAAAAAGTAGTGCCAGCTCTGAGTGATGGTCACAACCGATGAGGCCTCTATCGTCAAAAACTGCCCCTTCCATGCGAGCTTCATGGTTTCGTAAGCGGCGTTAATTACCGTCCGTTCTGCAGCGCCCTCTGCGGCACCTTGCGGGTAACTGTTGCCGCTAACCGGATAGATCCGCTCGAGATCATCCTGCAGAACCTCTTCGCTGTAGCTGCTCGACCTGGTGCGCGTGCCCTCATGATCCATGGTCACCGGATAGGGATCACCCAGCTCATCAAACCAGTATCCGATCACCTTGCCCGTTATTTCGCGGATGGCCGTTCCGATCTCTTCGGTAGTGAGAAATGCGTTGGATACAATCGGCAATGGCTCAACGCCCGGCCTAACTCCCGGGTCGCCTGCGCCATCCGTCTGGAAGCTGGTGAAGTTAGTCGGTCCTGCGTTATTTGTCATGACCTGCGCTGTCGGCATGGGCGTGTTCGTCACGCTCCCCAAGCAATCGCTGCGCGTGGCCAACTCGGTGGCCTGTACATCAAAGTCTGGGTTGTCACCGAACGGGCTGCCGCTGATTTCGAGCAACCAGTACCCAATCGCTGTCGCATCGTTCATCGAGAAACTGGTCGGGCTCCCGCGAAATGTTGGGTTGCCATACACGAAGACGCCAATAATCACTTTGCTGCCATCCGGTACGGCATCCACTATGGTGATGCGCGGGGTAGAGTACAGCCAGCCAGCCGATGACAGAGCCGGGCTCGCCTGGTCAACAGGCAGCTGTATTGTTTTTGAGAGCCCGCCCCAGGGCTTGAGAATAAACCCGGAAGGATTGGCGCTGAATGTCAGATTAACGGCGCTGAATTGATATCCGGACGAATTCACTCGCTGGCTGTAAAAATTGATTTTCCACGGCCATTGCTTCTGCGCATCCCAGTAGATCCAGCCTCCGGGCCCGAGTGCGATGTTGTGCACTTCTGAGCGTTCGGCGGGCGCCACTAGCGCGTAATCACGCCACTCCATGCCTTCGGCGGTCATGGCCTCCGGCGTTTCCGGGTCCGCCATTGCGTTCGGCATGGATTGGGCAAAAACGGTGCCGTAGTGCGACAGCCATGTATCCGCATACGTGCTGCGCCAGGCCATTACCGAACCATTGCCTAGTGTTAAATACTGACTGGACGTGGGCTTGCCTTGGGAGTCAAGATTACAGCGCAGCACCCCATGCCACGGGCAGCCCCACTGGGGGGTCGCTGTCGTCTCTTCGCTCATGGATCGGGCTCCGGCTCAGGCGCGGTGCCTGCAAAATACATATACCCACCATTGCCGGCGGCGTCTTGCATCTCTACCCGGCTGACCACGGGATACAGAAACAACCCGTCCGTGCTGGGCAGGCCGCCCGACAGGTACAGGCGCTCGCTGTAGTTCTGCTCGATCAACGGCCAGGCGATGCCCTCGCCCGGGGTTTCGTTTGTGCCGGGCTGGTAGTTCTTTTCGGAGGAGCCGCGGCGCTGGGGTATGCCACCCTTGGGCTCTTCGCGCTTGAGGGTGGGCAGTGGCTTGCTTGGGGTAGTGATGTCGAGCAGGTTCTGCACCAGCTTGCCGGCCTCGCGCTGGTGGCGTTGGCTCAGGCGGTCCTGTATGCCGTCAGCCCTTGCTGCAGTGCGGCTGCTCAAGCTGTTCGAGCGCGCGTTAAGCCGCTCGCTGATACCGCTGGATCGTTCAGTAGGGGTTGCCATTTATATCTCCAGCAAATCAACAGGCGGAGCAACGCGGTACACCACCGATCGTTCAGCGGTGATCTCGTCGCGCCACTGCTCGGGTATCTCAGGTACGTCAAGCGAGAATCGTCGCGGGTAACGATCAGACGGGTTCCATGTGCCGATTGAGTAGCTGCCGGCAAACCCTGGTTGGGTGTCGTCGTACGCCGGATCACCGCTGCTCTTGATCAGTTGCGTACCCAGTGTGCCATTCACCGTGGGCGGCGGGTCATCCACAAATACCGGCGCTTCCGGCACGGTAAGCGCGTCCGCAACAGCCTGCGCATCGCCTTGGCTCACGGCCAGTGTGATGGTCAGCAGCGCAGAGCCTGTTTCCTGATCACCCTCCGCCGTGAGCTCAGCGACCGTGCCGGTTATGTTGGCCCGGTCAGACAACTTGATGCGCTGCCCATGATCAACGCCCAACGCATGAGCCAGCGGCACCTGCCAACTGACCCTGTTGCCCCGCTGCGCCTGCAGCAGCTGCGCCTTGGCGCGAGCCAGTGCGGTAGTAATTGCAGCGTCAAGCCTGCCCTGATCCCGCCTTGGCCCCTCGTCAAAGGCCGCCGCGGTTCCAGTACGGCTTGACTCCCACAACTCGTCTGAGTCGGTGTCTGTATCCAGTACCACCCTGTCCCGGCTGATGACCTCATCCACTGCAGCGACCGCTGCCTCTACTTCAAGGCGGAAACGATAGGCTTCCACCGCACGCTGGCTCCAGCGGAAGGCCGTGCCAAAATCAGCCCCTAGCAGCAGGTCAATATTTTTGTTGTACCAGGGCGAGCCGGGGCCGGTCGTGATGTCGCCGGGCAGGCGGAACCAGGTGGCCGTGGTGATAAACCAGTTCACCGACTCAACCGCATCGGTCACCATCTCGATATCGGGCAGCTCGGTACTGTCGGCCTTCCAGGCAATAAAGCCATCAATGCTTGTGTTGCCACCCGTCTCCGGGTGCAGCCAGCTGTAGTTCTGAGTGCGCTCCCGGTATCGGGAATACCGGTAGTCCAGCTCCAGCTCGACTACGTTCGTGGTGTCGCTCAGGGTCGCCAGCGATATATCAAGGCTCTGGTATATCGTGCTGCCCGGCGCGAACTCATAGGCGATCGAAGGCGGGAACCACTCCACAATGCGCGGCTGGCCATCACGCCCGGCGCACAGGCTGGCCGTGCGGGTGCTCAGGCGCTCCTGTGCGTAATCCCAGCGCGAACGCCCGGCGGTCTCTTCGAACACATCGACCGACCAGAGCCCGCCGACAAGCGCATCGATCTGCTCAAGCGTCATGGCCTCGACCGTATCGGCCAGTCGCGTGGTCGCGTTGCAGCTCAACACGCGGGTGAGCACATCGAACTCAGGCTGCACCAGGCTGCCAGTGAACAAGCGCGTCGATACATCCGGATCGCCCGCCAGCACGAAGTCAATGGTGACCGCCTGGCCGGTGTAATCGCCGATGGTCACCGCGTCGGGCCCCAGGTACAGCGCGAACGTGGCTACCCGGTCGCCCTCTTCTGCGCTGGTGATACTCACAGGGCCGGTGAGGTTGGCGGATACGTCGACCCCGGCCAGGGTGGCGGCCCAGCGCCAGATGAAGCTGCCGCCGGGTTGAATGACGGTGGCTTGGCTATCGCTTACGGCAACAGAATTGAGCGGCGCGCTGTTGAGCGGGAGGCTGTTCAGCATGCGTTACACCTCAAGGCAGATCAGTTGCCAGTCGTTGGTTCGGGTTTCGCTGCTTTCGGTCGGGCGGCGGCAGCGCACGGTAAACCGGGGCAGCCAGCCGATGCTGTACTGCACGGCATCAGCCACGGGCGTGATGGTGGCCACGCGGCCAGTCATGGCAACAGGCGTGCGCTGCTCGCGGCCATCCTCCAGCAGCGCATCGCACCACACCGGCGCGTCGGGCCGTACCTCAGTGGTCAGCGTGGCGGTCAGGCTGGTGGTATTCAGCCGCATGGCCTTGATGCTCCACAGGTCCAGGTCAGAGCGGAAGTCCACGCCCTCAAGCCCTGCCCCCATCAAGCCGCTACCACTAATCGAGATGCGCATCTTCTCCCAGTGCGACATCTCAACCAGCTTGCCCCCGCTCAGCCGCACGCTGGCGGTACCGCCTTCCGGCTCATAGGTCACGTTCGGCCAGCCGCTCTGATGAGCGATCCGCACGCCGCCCAGCATCAAGTGGTACATGCTCACCCCTTTCTCAATTTCGCGAGCCGCACATAAGTGGCCAGTTCGTCCAGGCCGCCCTGCTGAAACCGCGCATTCACCTGCCGACCGTCCGGCAGGTATATAGCCGCGCCGGCGGAGAAATCATTCTCTGCTGCATCCATCGCGGCGGAGGTCAGGCCCATGTCATCCTGCGTGGCACGCAGCCCTTTTAGCACGCTGGCCAGGCGCTGGCTGGCATCAGCCGTGAACACACGCTCGCCACCGCCAAACGCCACCAGCTCCGGCCCGCGCTCGCCCACCCAGGCAAGGCCGGGCGGGGCGCTGGGCGTGCCTACTGCAAACTCGCCAGTAGCGCCGGCGCCGGCGGCCTGCAAATTCCAGGTGGAGGACTCAGGCACAGCCAGGGTGGGGGTAATCACAAACGCCTCACCCAGCATCTTGCCGAGCTTGGCCAATTGCTCCTCAAGTGTTTTGATAGCCTCCGGAGCCATGTACGGCTTGATCTCCAGATCGGTCAGATCCTTCAGCTCCTGCAGCTCAGCCTTGATGGCTTTGAGCTTTTGGTCCGCATCGGTCTGCTGAAACTTGTTTGCGCTCAGCTCAATGTCCTGCAGCTCCTTCGCAAACCCGGCAAAGCCGTAGGTGTTTTCCCCAGCCTGCTGCAGCTCCAGCAGCATCTTGAGCGCGGCCTGCGCTTGCCGCTGAGCGTCCTCATAGTCCCCGGCCTGCAGGGCGTTGCGGGCGTTCACCTTCAGCTTCTGGGCGTTGCCGTAGCTGGCATCACCTGCACCACCACCAGCCAGATCGCGCAGCGCATCGGCGTAGCGTTTTTCAATATCCAGCCGCTCGTCGCGGTACTTCTCCACGTCCTTGTTCGCATCGCGCTCGGCGTCGGTCAGCTCTTTGATCTTGCTCTTGCCCAGCTCGACCAGCTCTGTGTAGGCCTTCTTTTTGGCCTCCGCACCCTCCACCACAGCCTTGGTGGAGCGCTTCTCGCTCTGCTCGATTTGGCCGGCCACATCAGTGGCTGCAGCCCCCATCTCCTCATACCTGCCGTCCCAGAGCTTGCGTACCTGATCGACAGTCGTTTTGGCACTGGCCACGGCCTCCTCGCCAAACGTCTTGATGATCTCGCCAGCCTCAGCAAACTCCCCGTTGGCAAGAGCCCAGCCCGCTTGCGCCAGAGCACCGAACAGGCCCACCAGCAGCGCAACGTTATGCAGCACAATAGAGGCAGACTGCCCCATCAGCTTCAGTACAACGTTAAGGAAACCAGCCACCTTAGATACCTGGCTGCCTTCCTTGGCTACATCCATAAACACCCCGTTGAGCGTGTTCATGGCCGGTGTCAACTCGCCCGTTACCCGCTGGCCAAGCCCGGTAGACGCCGCATCCATCGTCATTGCGGCCCGCTCGTATGCCTTGGCGCCCTGCACCACCTCATCGCTCATCACCAGGCCAAGCTCTTTGGCCTGCTGCGCAAGCCGCTCGAACTCTTTGCCGTTATTGCGCAGTAGCGGCAACAGCAACGCCGCGTCACTGGCAATGGCTTCCATGTAGAACGTCATCTCGTTCTGCGAGACGTTGGCCTTCTCCAGGCTCGATACATACAACTGCAACGCATCCGGCCCGCTCAGCTCACGGAACTGGTCAGCCGTCACGCCCACCTGCGGCGCGATGTTTTCAAAGAAGTCAGCCAGCGGCCCGCCACCGGTCTGCAGAAAGTCGCCCACCTTGTCGCGCACATCCTTAAAGATGTCACCGAGCTTTTCCTGCTCGAAGCCCACCGCCTTTGAGGCAAACGCCCAGCGCTGGAACTGCTCGGCAGACGTGCCGGAAAGCTCCGCCATGCGCACCATCTGCGCGGTGGCCATGGCACTAGACTTTATAAAGGACGACACAGCACCCACAGAGAACGCAGCCAACAACGCCACGCCGGCTTTCTTCGCCTTGTCACTGAACCGGTCCAACTGGCTATCGGCTTGCTTGAACGCGGGGCCGGCGGTGTTCTTGCCGTCCACCACCAGTTGCACGCGGGCCTTTTTGCTCATTTGAGAAGTTCCTGCAATATGCCCTTGAGGCGGCTTGGTTTGGCCCTGGCCGACGCGGCCACCAGAATGGCGTCATGCCGGCGGTGGCGGTCGTGGCTGGCGATGGCTTTCTGGAATCCTTCAAGCTGATCCAGCGTGTACCCCTTCACTTCCGCGAGGGGGTGCCCACGCTCGATCAGCTGCTGGACAACGTAGAGCCACCCAACTGGCTTGCCGCCTGAACCAGGGCTTGGTCGAAAAAAGAGCTGTTCACCTGTATCACCGCAAACATCAGGCTCACCGCTGCAGCGGCGGGCAGGCGCCGGCGGCGCCAACGGCCAAGGCTGGTGCAGCTGCCCAGCACCACATCCAACGCACCAGACTGCCGGGCGTAGGCGTAGATCTGCGCCGGGGTCGCGTTCTGTAGCATGCTCAGCAGCTCCCCCGCGGCTTTGCCGAACGCCTCAAAATGCTCGAGCGTCACCGGCTTGACCGTCACCTGCGTGGCGCCCATGGGCACCACCACAGGTTTGGGGAACAACACACTCAACTCGCTCATGCCTCAACCACCTCATGCTCGATGGTGTAGAACGCTGCATCACCCGCCTCGAAAATGTTCGGGTCAGGCAGCAAGCGGATGCTCACCGGGATCACCCCGAACTCCGCGCCCTGCGTGATCGGCATGCCGCCGTTCAGGTTGATGCGTGCATAGAAGCACTTGATCCGGCGCTTCTCGTTCGCGCCGCCCTCGTTCACCTGGCCAAACATCACCCGGTAAAACTTGCGGCCCTGGGTAAATGGCTTGATCAGGTCCACGGTCGGGTAGCTGTACGTGATCAGGATCGGCAGCTTCTTGCGGCCGTCGGTACCGGCCGTCTCACCAGCTATCGCAGTAGCCAGCGGCCCGCCCGCCAGAATACGCAGGCCTCCCGGCATCACCGAGTAATCCACGCCGCGCGTGTATTCGGTCAAGCCGTCATCGCTTGTCACGGACGTCACAGCCAGCGGGATGTGATCCAGCAAGATGTCGCCGCCCACGTAGGCATCCTGCTCCTCGTCCACCACGTCACCGCTGGGCACCCGTTCAACCGAGCCGTACAGTGCAATGGCCGCAGCGCGGGGGCTGAAGTCCACCGCCTCGCCAGTGATGTTGATGGCAGAGGTAGAGGTCACCCCGTCCAGCTCCGGCAGGCCCAGGCGTGTCGGGTTGGGCACAGCAATGTCCGTGGTCTCGCCCTCGGCGGTCACGTTCTGCAGCTTGAATATCTCCTCAAGCCCCCAGCTGGGGTACGGCGCCACACTGGTATGGCCACGGAAAAGCTGTGTGTAGAGTTGGTCCATGTGTTTCTCCTGGCCTGCGGCCTATCGGTAGGTTTCGCTGTACAGCACAGCGAGGGTGATGATCAGGCGCATGGTGGTAACGCCATCAGTGGGGTACTGCGGTTCTGCTTCGTCCTCGCCGTCGTCCAGACCAGGGAAGCGCTTATCCACATCCAACTCGTTAAAGCCCATGGCTCGCATCACATCCAGGTGCACGCGGTCCATGTCAGAGGTGGGTGCAGCTTTTGAAAACGTCACCTCGATCGCATAGGCCCGCCGGCGCAAAGCCTGCCGTCCTGCGGTGTCTTCGCGGGTATCGCGCAGCATGCGGTACTGGATGTACGGCGTTTCAGCACGATCGGTGGGGCGGTCCAGCGGGCCGTACACCTGGCGGATATCGGTGAAGTAACCAGCCGCCTGGGAGATGCCGGCCAGCCGATCGCGCAGAGCGTTATCCAGCTCTGTGGCTTTGGTCATGGGAACTCCAGGCAATAAAAAACCCGCCGGGGCGGGTTTGGGGTTTGTCGTGCAGCGCTGACAGCGCTCGGGCTAGTAAAAGCTGTTCTCAACGCACCAGTCATAGGTCTCTCGCTTGAAGGTCTCGACCTGCGCTTGTCGCTCTACAGAAGTGGGGTGCCTAGGGCGTTTGTAAGCCGAGGTGACAAGCGTGCTCAATATCTCATCACTCTGCTCACCGTTCCCCTTTACGGCGGAAAGTGCTTCAAACATCGGCATTCCCCCCTGATGACCTGTCATGACGGCTCCGCCCAGCTCCTTCATGATCTCGCAGGATTCAGCGCCACCAGTCCGGGCAGCCTCAGCGGCACGCGACCTCAATGCCTCAGCAGAGATAACAGGCGACGGAGTAGCGCTTGCACCGGAGTACTGGTTGTAGCTGGAAATAGCGCTTCCAAAAAACGTAACGAGCAGAAAAACAATAAATGCCGCAAGCATCATAGCCGGCAGAGCTGCCAAGATGATTTTCGTCATCAGCCAGATCAAGCTGAAAAACGGTATTTGAACGCCCGTTATTACAACTTCTCCATCGATCGCCACCAGATCGGGTTCGCTATTGATCTTGCTAGCGGGCGATGGTCGAGCAGCAGCCGCCATTTGTGCTGCGATTGGAGGGCCTTGCCTAACAGTTGCTTTCCCCTCTCGCTGCGCCTGCACCTTCGCGTATACCACCCCGCATTTGGGGCAGATGCCCGGGCTCTCGGCCTGCTCGGCCATAGTGGGTTCATGCCGGCACTTCGGACATTCCATAGTCATTTCTCCCTGGTCAACTGAGAGAGACTATAGCCCGCACGAAGAACCCAGTCACTTCCGCCTGGTGGGGCTGCGGATCCCCTTGGCGATCTCCGCCTGCAGCCGCCGGTCAAACTCGTTCACCAGGATCTGCTGAATCTTGTTTAGCTTGGCGCCCGTCATCATCAGATGAAACCAGTACGCGACAGACGGCCCCAGCGCCGGCTCAGGCTTGGCCGTGCCATACCGATACGTGCGCTGCGCCCCGCCCAGCTTGCCCACACTGGCCGTGCGCCGGCTCTCGGTACGCAGGGGCTTGCGCTTAGTGCCCTTGGGGTTAACAAAGCCCGCCGCGATCTTGCGCCCGGTAATGCCCTGCACCCACACAATGGCCCGCGTAGGATCCACCGCGTTGAAGCCCCACTTCTTGTACTGCTCAACCAGCACACCAGAGGAAGATGGAATAAGCCGGGCATTGTTACGCTTGCTGCCCGCCCGCTTGATGATCAGCCGGCGGTTAATGTTGCGCCGCCCGCCACCAATAATGCGGGACAGATCCGGCAGCAACTCAGTCTTGCGCGCCCTGGTCACGGTGGTGTTCAGCGTACCCCGCACCACCGGATCAATCCGGCGGTTCAGCTTGGCCAGATCCTCCCGCGCCTGCTGCACGTCCAATGTGGTGAGAGACAGCTTCACGTCACACGCTCCAGCCACACCCCACGCACCACGCCGTCATCGCTGCTGGCGTCGTAGTCCACCACGCGGTACCACGCGGCGCCCACCTCAAGCCCGTCACCCGGTTCAGCCCGGCCGGTCTCGATCAACGCCAGCTCGGCGCGAGTCTTGTAACCCACCACCTGCTGCATGGCATCCAGCACCGGCGCCTCATGCTGCAGGAACACCCGGCAACAACGGATCCCGCTGGCGTCCGACAGCAGCCTGGCCGGCTCGCCCACCAGCTCCGTGGCGGCAATCTGCACCTCAACCCGGTCGCCCATCACATCGCGCACGTTATCAATGTGCAGCAACCGCCCGTCCGCCTCCAGGTACCGCCCCTGCAGCAACCGCTGATCCCACCACGCCCGCACCGTCACCTGCGCACTACTGCGCAAACCCACCGGCGCCGGCGCTGTGCCTTCCTTCGCCCGGATCCCCACCCACAGCCAGTCAATGGTGACCGGCTGCAGGTCGGGGTTCAGCTCCAGGAGGTTGGCGGGGGTATTGAGGTTACTGGCTCTCATCGGGGCACCATGTAGTCGGTCAGCAGGCCATCAGCAAACTTGAGCTCGGAGGTAATGGTCCCTACCACTGCCGCGCTGGAATTCTCAAACAGCGCCGCAATGTGCATCAGCATCCAATCAACAATCGGGCCTGGCACATCAGTAGGCTCGCCGCCATGCCCGGCGGTGAACTCAACCTCAACAGCCTTGCCTTGCCAGCTGTCAGCCCGGGAAACCAGCCGAGGATCATCGCCACCAAGCAGCTCGTAACCCTCGGCAGGCACCACCTCACCATCCACCTTCACCTGCTCTACGCTTTGCGCTGGCCACTTGGCCAGCTTGATCACGCTGCAGGCGCGGTCATGTGCCTGACGCCAGCGCTGGGTGATCAGCGCGCGGCCAGTGCGCAGCTCGGCGCTCTGCCGGGCACTGCGGATCAGCTGCTGCAGGCGCGTGTCCATATGGTCATGGCGCACCCGGCACTGCTGCTTGGCCTCGGCCAGCGTGATCGGCTCCACCTGCGGGGCATCAATCAGCATCAGGCGCATGGCTTACTCCCCCTGGGCCTTGCCCTGTTTCGCCTTGGCCTCGGCTTCTGCCTTGGCTTTGGCTTCCGCTTCCGCTTCTGCCTTTTCCTTGGCCTCTGCTTCTGCTTTGGCTTGCGCTTCAGCTTCGGCATCCACAACCGGACCACCCTGCCCAAGGGCAGCCGCGCTCACATCAACGCGCTTGTTCTCGAGCAGGTGATCAGCCAGGCCCTTGTCCAGCTCGACCACTTGCCCGCACTTTAGGCCGTATGCCGGCTCATCGAGCAGCACAAGACACTTCACTTTCTTCGCCATGGTGATGGCTCCTGTAAGGTGTAACGAATCGGGACTGTTGCCAGCCCCGAGTCAACCGGCTTAGCTGGCCGCGTTCTGGTAGTACTTGAGCGCGCCGCCGGTATCCATCAGGCGACCACCCGAGCGCAGGAACGCGAGGAACCCAACCTGACCCTTGCGGGTGTAGGCAGAATCCGTCATGCGGAACAGGGCGATCTGCATCACGTCGCGGATGATGTAGCGGCTGAAGTCGCCGAACAGCACCGATTTGGCCCCAGCCGCCATGGCAGGCATGTCCTGGTTGATGGAGTAGCGGTAGCCCACCAGAGTGGACGACTCGCCAGACTCGACACCCGGCAGCCAGATCGGGCGACCGTCGTTATCCTTCAGCTTCTTCAGCTCGCGCAGGGTGTTGTCATGGAACATCAGCGCGCACTGTGCAGAGCGGCGGTAGGCCGGATCCACCGCGTGGGTCAGATCGACCAGATCTTCCCAGGTGATGCTGGTGACCTGCCCGCTTGCACCGATCTTGCCCGCACCTGCGCCAGTCACTGCGCCATGGGGTTGGCCGGTACCGGTGCCAGCAGTGAACATGCGGTTGCTGATCCGACCCAGGCGCTGAGTGAGGCGCTCACGGATGTGCGCTTCAATATCGATAGCACTGTCCTGCAGCAGCTCAAACGGGATCGCGACGCCCTTGGAGCTGAACTTGAAGGTCGAGTGCACCAGGGTGCCGAAGGCGGCATCCTCGTCATCAACCTCAACGTTCTCGCCAAGAATCTCGCCCTCTTCCGATGTCGCATCAGTGGTGGGGAAATCCATCGGCGCGCCGCTTTCGGTGCGGATCACCTGAGCCACTTCGCGCATGCCGCCGTATTCCTTCAGCGACTCCAGCAGGGTGTTAGCGAATTCACGCGGTACCAGGTAGCCGCCCTCGCTGCCGGTGGTGGTGCTCATAGTGTTGCGCAGAGCTTCACGGCGCTTGGCAACGATCTCGCGCTGCTCGCTGGTGAGGTTCTCCACCCCGCCGGCCAACCAGGCCCGGAACACGCCCTTGTCTTCATTGCCGCGGTGATGCGCTTCATCTTCGCTGATGCCATCACGCTCTGCGCGATCGCGCGCGGTGTGGCGTTCCTTGGCATCGATATCCAGCATCTTCTGGGTGCGGTCAATATCCGCGTCCAGGCGATCGATCTCCGCGACCAGGTTGTCATATTGCTTCTGCTGTTCCTCGCCCCAGTTGGCGGCGGGGTTGGCGTCCATCAAAGCACGGGTTTGCTCGGCCAACTTACGGCGCTGCTCCCGCTTGGCTTGAATACTCATAAGATTAAATCCTCGGTTTCAGATACAAAAAAACCGCCAGGTGGCGGTGTGAGTGCTGCGCGCGGGAGCCCGCTACGCTGCAAAGCGTTCCAGCAAGGCGAGCCGGCGTTCAGCCTGCGCTCGGTCGTACTGGGGTGTGTCCTGCTGCTGGCGAGCCAGAAGTGCCGCAGGGGCGTTTTCGTATGCAGTCAGATTCCACAGTGCGGAGGTGGCCTGTTGGCCCTCCAGCAGCTTGTCGGCAAAGCCGTGCTCGATGGTCTCCTCTGAGGTGAACCAGGTTTCAGCCTTCATCCAGCTGCGCACCTGCTCCTCATCCTTGGCTGTCTTGCGCTGGTAGTCAGCCACGATGCTGCCGTCTACCTTGCGCAGCAGGCCAGCCGTTTCCTCTAGCTCATCCGCATTACCCATCGCCAGCGTCCAGGCGTTGTGGATCATGAAGAACGCGCCCTGCGCGATGTGCACCTCGGACGCGGCCAGCGCAACGTAGGTGGCAGCAGAGGCGGCTAGCCCGTCGATCTGTGCCGTCACCTTGCCCCTGTGCTGGGCAATGGCGGTGGCCATGGCGCGCCCCTCAAACACATCGCCGCCGGGGCTGTTGATGCGCAGCACCACATCCTTGCCATCCAGGTCGCGCAGTGCGCGCACCACCGACTCAGCACTGATGCCGTACCAGTCGCCGATCGCGTCATACAAAAAGATCTCAGGGGTATCGCCCTCCGCCCGGATCTCAAACTTCTTCTGTGCCTTCAGGTTGTCCTGAAGCAGCTGCAGCAGCTTGTTCTTCATCGCCTTTCTCCGTTCGGTAGAGCATGTCGCCACCCTCGATAGGTGGCAGATTCTTGATGCGGCGCACTTCGTTGATCGTCATGTAGCCCTGCGCGCCCGGCCCACCAAGGGCCTTGGCCAGGTACTCCGACTCAGCCTTGCTGTCACCGGAGAGCAGACCCTCGCGGTTGTACTCCACGAAATAGCGCGGGCTCCCCGGCCAGACCTTGCGGTTAAGCTCCTGCTGGATCGGCACCAGGTGGCGGTTCAAGGTCCAGCGCACAAAGCCAATCGACATCTGCTCAATGCCGCTGCCCCAGCTGCTGCTCTTCTCGTGCTCACCGATCATGTGCGCGGGGATGCCAAACAGCCGGGCGATGTCCACCACCTGCCAACGCCGCGTTTCCAGCAGCTGGCTGTCTTCGGCTGACATGGTCAGCTGAGTAATATCGGCGCCACCGGTCAACATGGCGGGCATGTGTGCGTTGCGCACCCCCTGATGGCGCTCCATCCACAGCTCGCGCATCAGGCGTGCTTGCTCTGGGTTGGGGCTACCAGGGTGCTTGATCGCAATGTCGGGGCGCGCTCCATTGCTGAAGAACCGGGCGCTGTACTCTTCAGCCGCCAACGCAACGCCAATGCTCTGCCGCCCAGCCAGCCCGATCACCGATGGGCTCTTCACACCGTCGAATCCGAGACTGTGGAAGTGCAGCACATCGTCCTGATCGAGCCCGTAGTACTTGCCCTCCAGCTCGACGTAGTACGTGTTGCGCCCGTTGCGCCGCTCGACGATAGTCTGCGTCCAGGGCATCGGGATGATCTCCTGCACCACCCCAGCAGCGTTGCGCAGCAGCCAGGCGTAGGAGTCGCCGCGCAGCGCCTTGCAACTGATCAGATACTCCCACATGGCGAAGGCGCTGAAGGTCGGCGTGGGCTGCTCATTCAGCAGGTACCAGATCGGATGATCAGCGCGCTGCCGGCCCTGCTCCGTGCGCTCGTAAACTGGGATCGGCAGCGAGGCGATAGCACCGGCCAGTAGCGACACGCAAGCGTAAACAGCCGAGGCTTTCATGGCGGTCTGCGCATTGACCATCGGGCCTGCATAGCTGTTTGGCGCGTTGAATAGCTCCATCATATTTTCGCGATCGGAGCTGCTGACACCCGCTCGATCCTGCGCCAGGACCTGCTGTTCCAGCTCAGCCACGCGCGTAGCCTGGGCCTCAACCTGCGCCTGCAGCTCGCGGCTCTTCTTTCCGAACATGGATGACCTCACAACAGGATGATGCCAGCCTCCGGTTCTGCTTCTGAGGGTGGCGTGATGGTTAATCCGGTAGCCATGATGGACGCCACAATGCCGTCCACACGGCCGGTGGCCTTGTCTTTCGCCACCTTCCGGTTGCCGGCGGGATCGCTTGTGGTGACCGCGTTCGCGGCGCACCAAGTCAATACAGGGTTGCCGTTGTGCCGGATCTTCTCGTTGACCAGGCGGATCTCGAACTCATCGAGCGCCGGGCTCATATCCTTGAAGCCCTGACCAAACGGCATCAGTGGCGGCAGGCTGCACCCCTCCTCCTCAATGAGCATCTTGAGATCTTCAATCCGCCACCGGTCATAAGCGACCGCTTGCAGATCAAACTGATCGGCGACTTCCACCAGCTTGTGGATCACGTGCAACTTATTGATCGCACGGCCAGGCGTGGTCAGCAGCCAGCCCTCTTCCTTCCAGGCGAGGTATGGCACGCGGTCGCGCTCAGCCTTTTCGTGCAGACCATCCTCTGGCAGCCAGAAGAACGGCAGTAGGCGCCAGTGCGGATCCTCATCGGTCGGTTCAAACTCCAGCACCAGAGAGGTGAGATCCTGCGTGCTCGACAGATCCAGTCCGGCCCAGCAGCGCCGACCCAGCAGACCCTCAATGCCGAAGGCTTCCTCGGCAGCGTCCCACGGCTCACGGCCGATCCAGGGGCTTGCCGATTCCACCCACTGGCAGAAGTTCAGCCGGCGCACTGTGGCCACCTTGCTGGGCATGCCCTTGGCTTCCAGCACCTGCTCACGCAAGTACTTTATGCCCGGGATCCCATCCATCAGACTGGGGTTTACCTTGTACCAGCAGGCCTCATCCTTGAAGGGATCGTCTCCCTCATCAAGGTCGCAGATGAAACTGAAAAAGCTGTCATCAAAATGGCCATCGCTGGGACCTGCACCGGCCGCACCAGCACGACAAACCCGCACACCGTACTCGTGATATTCCCAGCAGACGCTGTGCTTGTCCGTGCCGCTGTTGGTGATCATCAGGATCATTGCTTGCCGACGCGATTTGGTGCCCGCCCGCATCATGCCAACCACGGTGCCGTTCTTGTGTTCGTGGATCTCATCGAGTAGCGCGATGTGAGGGCGCGGGCCAGACTGGCCATCATCCGCGCTCACCGGCCTGAAGAAACTCGCCGACTCATGGTGCGCCAGGTTCCACTCCCTGCCGGTAGCGCCTGACTTGTCGATCCGGCAGGCCAGCAGCGGCGACTGATCTACCATCGCCACCGCATCGCGGAACAGGATCTGCGCCTGGTCTTTCTTCGTGGCCGCAGCATATATCTCCGCACGGGCTTCGCCATCCGACGTTAAGCCATACAGGCCAATGCCTGCAGCCAGGGGCGACTTACCGGACCCTTTCGCGGTCTCGATATAGCCGGTACGAAAGCGCCGGTAACCATCTGGGCCCTTCCAGCCGAACAGCGAGCCGATGACGAAGGCCTGCCAGCCCAGCACCCTGAACGGCTTGCCTTCGTATTCGCCGCCGTTGAGGCGCAGCACGTCCTGAAAGTACCCGATGGCGTGCCCAGCCGCTTCCACGTCCCACGCCAAGCCACGCTTGGGGCCAAGCTCCAGATCCTTGAGATGACGCCGGCAGGCGTTGCGTACTGCTGGCCCCGCCACCACCTGCCCGGAATCTACCGCGCGTGCAAACGTGGTAGCCGGGTCAGAAGTACTTGGCTGCTGCGTCCTTTTGCTCATTGGGGAATAACTCGCCTTGCGGGGGTGCCGTCACCCGCAGATTGCGGCGGGCCATCGGGGAGAAGCCGAACTGCGCGCCAGCTTGGTTCGCGCGCTTCTCCGCATCGTTGCGCAGCTGCCTCCAGACGCTGATCTGCTTCGCGCCGGTGGCAAAGGTTTGCACATCGCCACGCCCCTGCATTGCAGCGTTGCGCTCAGCAATCTGCTTAGAAAATACCTGGTAATCCGCCACCGCTTCGCAGTAAGAGGCGAGCGCCATCATGTCCAAGGTCGATATCAAGCCCAGCGTCAGCAGGTCGGGCATTACCCGATCCCACTCCTCGGCAGCGAAAGGCGTGAGCCAATCAGGCTTGGGCGGCGCACCGACAGGCACCGCAGGTGTATTCACGTCGTCATGCAGCGCAGCTTGCTTTTTGCGGCCCGGGTTACCGTTCACCAGGTGGACAATAGCCGGCTTTGCGGTACGTCCAGAGTTTTCGTTTCCGGCCATAAATCACCTCAGATTCAACAGAGGAGCGCATACCTCAGCAATACCCCCCCTACCCATTTTTCGCGCTCTTACAAACAAGGATCCCCCCGTCGTTCGAGGCTCGATTGATTGGCGACTTTTTACCACCCCCCACCCCTCTGGCGTTCACTGGTTCCAGTGGTGCAGCGGGTTGCGGGGGATGCCAGTCGCAGAGCAGCCCGGCTCGCCCGACTTCTCGACACGCTGCTTGTACGAGTCGTGACAGTGCTTGCAGAGGGACTGCCAGTTCTTCCTGTCCCAGAACAGCTTCCGGGCAGCAGCGATCAGTTCCTTGCATCCAGACTCGAGCGCCTTACCAAGCCGATGCGGAACCTTGTGGTCCACCACCGAAGCGGGCGTCACCCTGCCCTGCTTCTTGCACTCAACGCAGATCGGATGCTCGGTCAGCCAAGCTTCGCGTGCCTTCTGCCACCGGTAGTCGTAGCCCTTGGCCGCGCTGCTGGTGATCCTCGGCGCAGCAATCTTACCCACCGGCATGGTCATCACTACTTGGTGGCACACCAAGCCGCCTGGCTGTGTACCGCTCGATCAGACTGGATGCGACGTCACCACCCAACACCGCAGTGAATATGCAGATGCCAGCAGCGAGGTACACATGAGAGTCGAGCGCGACGGCCACCATGAACGTGCCGAGGCCAACCAAACCAGCCGCACCAAAGCGCAGGGCGATCCGGCAAGCCAGCTGCTTCCAGGTCAGATCCACCAGAGCGCTGGCTCTCAGCATCTCGCCGCTCAGGCCTGCAGCCATAGCTAGGCAGATGATGAACCAGAGCGGCAGGTCAGTGATCGACTTTGCTACCTGCTCTACTGCGTTGTTCGGGTCTGACATGAGGCCTCCGGCTCAGTGATAAAAAACCCCGCCACCAGGGCAGGGAAAGGAGCAGTGCTCCGATGGAAGGTGGCGCCGTTCCGTGGCCTTGTGACAAGCCGGACGCCAGAAACAGAAAACCCGGCACGAGGGCCGGGTTCTAGGTCTGTCAGTTGGTGGCCGCTTCGGACGCACCAATGAAAGCATGCCTACTTTGTACTCCTCGATTCTAATGGCAGCAAGTGGGTTTTAATGCCATCGGCGAATGTCCGGGCAATAACCTGCAAACGTCCTGAGAATGTCGGCAAATAAATCTGAATCACTCCGCCCACCCTTACCGGCTGTCCTACCGTCCCGCTAGCAAAAAACGCTGAGAGTCCGGGTAACTCACTGATATTTATATAATTGTCTGACTGTCTCACTAATATAGATATATTGCGCACGGAGGGGCTCGCGTGCGCGTGGGCGCCTATGTGGGCGCATGTGTATGTGTGTGGGCAAACGCGCTTAATGGTGGGACGGCGGGACAAACCCGCGCAGGCTCTGCCGCTCCGCTGTCCAGCAAGGCATAAACCAAGCTGGACAGTAGCGGGACGGCAAGCCAAGCGAGACAGAGTCATGCTGCTAGGCGCTCACTAAGTGCGTGGCGGACGTGGTGATGGGCCGTATCCAGCGCGTTGTAGTAGGAGGCCGTGCAGCCATAGCCCAACCTCCGCGCATTGCTGGCAGCTTCTCCAGGGCTATGCAGGTAGTGCTCGTACACGATCCGCTCGAGGTCGTACCGCAACTGGTTGACCACCAACTCGGTCACAGGGAAGTGAGGGTCACCCTGGTAGCTCCCGCGCCTAGTCGACGGTATCACCACACCCTTAGAGTCGATCGCTGCCGCCAGGCTGCACTTCACGGCCATTGGCCCTATAGGATCCCCCACGTCAATACGCATGCGCTCCTCAGCCCAGGCCACCAACAGATCATCGATTGGCTTGATCAAAACGGCTCCCCCCTTTTCTTCTCTTTAGCTTCTGCTTCAGCATCGGCCGCAACGCCGGCGGCTTTCCAACTAGCGGGCTTCTCGTAACCCCATGGCCGGATCCCGCTGCGCCCAGCAGCAGACAGACGCTTACGGGTCCAGCCCAGCCGATGCATGATGTGGCCAACCCGCATCTGCTCCGGCTTGCCCCAATGCCCCAGGTCCAGCTTCAAGGCGCTGGCAAAGATCTGATCACCCGTAATGATCTCGTTCCGGTCTGGCTGCTCAAGCCACTCACGGATCGGGTGCTCCCAAGCGTCCACCATGTAGCGCGCGTCTTGCTGCTCGGCAAAGTCCCCAGCCTCGTGGCTCTCAACCCACCACCGTTCGCCCGCCTCATACCGCGAAACGGCCTCAGCCCATAGCTGGTCCCGCGTCTCGCGCAGCAGCGCCAAGTCAATGTCATGGCAAAGCACCGGCCAATAGCGCCGGTTGCCCGTCGTATCCTTCAGGTACTCCTCCTGGTTGGTGGTACCCGCGAAAACACACTGCCGTGGCACGTCCACAGTTCTGCGGCCGTAGCTCTCACGGTAGGTATCGATGTATGCGGAGAAGAACTGCTTCGCCCGGGTGGACTCAGACTTGTTGAAGCTATCGAGCTCGCCCAGCTCAACGATCCACTTACCTCGGATCGCCTGAAACGCATCCTTGTCACCCAGGTTGATAGGCGAGTCCATGAACCACGGCCCGCCCAGCACAGAAAGCGCCGTCGACTTACCCTTGCCCTGCCCGCCCTCAAGGATCAGCACACTGTCAGCCTTGCAACCGGGAGCCATAACGCGCGCCACGGCACTGATCATCCACCGCGCGGCCACCTTCATCGCGTATGCAGAGTTCTCAACCCCCATCGCAGCATGCAGCCAGAAGTCGAGGCGGGTTTTTCCATCCCATTCCAGATCTGTCAGATACTCCCGCACCGGGTGCCAGGCATTGTTCGCGGCCACCAACAGCACCGCCTCGACCACCGAGCTGGACTTAACGCGCAGGTTGTACTGCTCGGCCAGCCAGCTGGTGACGCGCACATCGTCCAGATCGGACCACTCGCCCGCCTGGCCACCATAGGGAGGCGTGCGGCGCTTGAGGATCTTGCTGCTGAATTCGTTGAAGGCGATCACGCCCTGCCAGCGCTCATCGTTACCCAGGATCAAACTGATGTTGTGCATGTGCGGATGCAGCGCCCCGCTGTCCGATCGCTGCAGCTTATCCTTCCAGCCACCTTGCGCAGCTGGCCGCACCACCTGCATTACCTGCCGGCGCACCTCCTCCAGCCCGGCCGACACGTGCAGATCGTTAAAGTCGGTTTCTTTATCGCCCCGCTCGCCTATCCATACCGGCGTCACCACCTGGCCACCCAGAATGGCAGCCGCTCGCTCTGCCTTCTCAACGCCGGGGTTGTAAGGCTCGCCCTTTGGGTTTTTGGTTTGCCAGTCATCGTCACAGCAGAAGATCAGCGGCCGGGCCGGGAACAGCTCCCGCAGCACCTTGCCGACCGGCAGCAGGTTGCCGGCATCAAACGCCATAGCCACAGCCAGGCCGGTAGCCATGTGCAAGCTGGCACCAGTGGCATAGCCCTCGGCAATCAGGATCGGTTCACCCGGCTCAGGGTGCGGACCGATCAGGTGGTACGCCCCTTCCTTTGCCACACCATAGGGCCAATAGGTTTTGTCCCTTCCCATCGACTCCTGCACCGCGGGGTAGATCGCCTGCAGGCCAACGATCTTGCCGCGGGCATTCTGCATCGGCACCAGGAAGGCCCCAGAACGAGGGGCGAAACGTACACCAATACCCACGATCTGCTTGCGGGCCAGGTAATCACTGCTGCCCTTGGTCGGCAGCTTGGCCCAAACCCCTGCCGCACGCTTCGCGGCCCGCGCGGCCGCTCTCTCCTGCGTTTCCTGCTGTTTACGCTTCGCCTCCTCCTGCCGAGCGCGCATTAGCTCGCGATCCTCATCGCTCAGCTTCACGCCCTTGGTTTTGATCTTCTGGGTCTCGCCCATCCGCCAGTTACCGAAGGCTCCGAAGATCAGCGTTTCGCCCTTCTCGGTGCGCTCTTCATAGGCCACATACCAGCCGGTCTTATCCCTTCCCTTATCGCCCTCCGCCTTCACCCTGGTCAGCTTGCCGAACGTCAGCGGCAGATCCACCTGCAGGCCGTAGTCCGTGAACTGGGCCAGCACATCGTCAAACACCTTATCCATGCTGCCGCGTCCTCTGCTGGTGATCAGATTCGCACTGCACACAACGCTTGCACCCCGGAGCAGCTGCGCGCCGCGCCTCCGGTATCTCCCCGTCGCAATCAATGCAGATGGTCAGTGAGGGGCCTACCGGAGCAGATGGGCGGGCAGCATTCACCATCGCCTCATTCCACTCGTCCACGTAATCGCCGGCGCGATCGATAGTGTCAGTCATGACCGCCAGCCTCCGCGTCACGCTCCAGCACCCGCTCGAGCATCAGCAGCGCTGCCTGAGCACGGCGGATCTGCAGCTTGCATGCCGCCAGCTCGCGCTGGTCGATCCGGTTGTCATCGGCCAGACCGATGGAGATCACATTCATCACGGATGATTGCTTGGCCAGCGTTTCACTGGTTGCATTGATCACAGAGCCAACCGTCTGTTGCTCCAGGCTCTGGCCATGCAGCAGCTCGCGCAGGTCTACCCAGCACGCATCACCATAGGCCTCACACATCGAATCCAGGATGCGCGGATCCCGCGTGGCGTTCGTGACCTCTTCAATGTCGTCAGGGTTGGGTGAGTGCGTGGGTTGAGTCGGGGAAAGCTTGTGCTGCAGCGTGGTGGCGTTGCGACCGTAGATAGCGGCAATCGCCTTGGCGCCGCCGGGGTAGTCCCGGCTGGCGTGGTAAAGGGCCAGGCTCAGTGGTAGCACTTCGCGCTTGGCCCGCTCGGTACAGCTCATCGCTGCTCGGCTCATGGCATTAACTCCTAAAGTCTGCCAGTGCCACGGGCTGAGCGTTTTGCTACAGTCAGTCCCGTGAGCACTTCGTGGTGGTCACAAGTAGGGCCGCTCTTAGCGGAAAGGCCCTGCACCGGGAGCAGAGCGCTTGCATGCGCCCTGCCCCCAAAACGGCCAGTTGCTCTGTGGTGGAGAGACTGGCAAGCCCCGGCATCCATGCCGGGACGAACGTGCAACAGGCGGTAGTACCTCGTGGTGCCGCCTGTTGCGCTAGCAGCGGGGCCAGACTTTGGTGGTCACACCTCGCTGCATCCAACGGCCGGCGCTCTGTGGTGGAGAAGCCGGCAAGTCCTGACTTACGTCAGGGCGGGAGCCCTGGCCCCGGCAACGGGGCAAAGGCCTTTTCTATGCGGCGAGATCAAGATGATCCTGAGCAGGCGGGAAAACCTCATCCAACGTACAGTCAGCGCCCAGGGCATTCAGCCCGCCCACGATGGCCCTGCATTCCTGGAGCCGCGGCTCCCTTCGCCCAGCCTCATAATTGCTCAACCGACCTTGCGACCAGCCCAGCACACCCGCCAACGCCAACTGCGTCAGATTCGCTTGCCTGCGGATTTCAGATATCCGGTTCATGTGAAAACCTCAATTAAGTGCTGGAGCAAAACTAACAACGTTTTGTTGTTTGTGCAACACGTTTAGTTGCCGCCCGCCAAAACAGAGCGTGGTAATTTGGCCTTATGGAAACTTTAGGTATTCGAATCGCTCGACTTCGCCACGCCAAAGGCCTCTCCCAAGGGGCCTTGGCCACCCTGTGCGGATGGGAAAATGGCCAAGCCAGAGTAGGTAATTACGAAAAGGATAAGCGCGAGCCGGCGCTGTCCGATCTGCGCCGCCTTGCCGCAGCGCTCGACACGACGCTGATCCAACTGATCAACGGATCAGACCTCGAAGTCATGGAGCCCGGAGCCGCTTACTCAAGCGCCCCATCAGCAGACGATTACGCTCTCGTGCCGCAGTACACGGCCAAGGGCGCCGCGGGCGATGGGCAGATGAATGATCATGTGGAGCTGAAAGGTGGGCTGGTATTCAAGCGCGCCTGGCTGAATCGAATGGGCTTGCGGGACCGCCACCTGAAAGTGATCTATGTGGATGGCCACAGCATGGAGCCAACGATCAGCCACAGCGACGTTCTCCTTTTCGACGAAGGTCAGAAGGAACCAAGAGATCGCAAAATCTACGTGATCCAAAAGCCGGACGGCCAGATCATCATCAAGAGACTTATCCAATCCATCACGGGCGGATGGGTTATCCGTAGCGATAACGAAGACAAGCGAAGCTATCCCGACCAGCCGATCAGTGACGCTGATATCGAGCAGGTGCAGATAGTAGGCCGGGCCGTCTGGCACGCAGGAGTGCTTTAAGTGAGCATTGTCCGCAGAAAGATCACAGAACCTATAAGACCCAGGTCGGACTGGGACACGGCATGGCGAGGCCCGGACAAAGGTCTTTTCACATGCTGGGAACTCGGGCGCCAGGACCAGCATAAGCAACCCGAAGTAGCGGAGGCCGCACGCCGCAATGAGCTACCGCTAGGAGGCTGGAAAGGCGGCGTCACCCGCACTCTGAAGAAGCTCGAAAAATACGGCACCCTTCAATATCTTGCCCACTGGCAGGGCCTGCGCAACGAAGACCTCAATATTGACACCGAGTCGGAAGTCACACTGACATGCACGAAGACCGGCATGGTCGTGACCTACACCGCCGATCAAAGTAAATTTGCCAACGAATCACAGGACGAAACAGCAAACGGAGATGCAGACGATGGTGGACCTATACCAGGAGTTCGAAGCGAGCCGCTTTTTCCATGAAAAAAGGATAGATCGCAGGTCAGCCGACGCTCTTGTCGGCCTAGCAGCCGGAATCGCAGCAGACGGCACAGTAAACCAAAAGGAAGCCGAGTTTTTAAAAGGCTGGATCGAATCCAACCTAAATCACGTCGCTGATCCTGTAGTAAATATCCTCTACCGACGCCTTAGCGCAATGCTTAGCGACAACGTGCTTGATCCCGATGAGTCAGCAGAGCTAATCCAAATGCTTCGCCAATTCAGCGGCCTCCAAATAGCTACAGCCACCCCGCTTCACCGCCCAAGCACACTACCGTTGGACAACCCCGCGCCCGTTCTCGATTGGGCTGATCGGGCCTTCATGCTAACTGGCGTGATGGCGTACGGACCCAGAAAGGACTGCGAGAAGCTCATACTGGAGCGTGGCGGGCGCATCGCACCATCGGTCAGCAAGAAGCTGAACTATCTAATCGTGGGCACCATAGGCAATGACCAGTGGCTGCACAGCAACTACGGCACCAAGATCAAAAAAGCGGTAGAGCTCCGCGAGAATGGTTGCCAGCTGGCGATCATCAGCGAGGACCATTGGACGGCCCACATATTCCCGCAAAAATAAAAACAACATTTTGTTGTTGACAAAATAACAACAAGACGTGATATTTGCCTCATCTCTCCACCACAGAGCTGAGGTATCACCATGCAATCCGCCACCGTCCACGTACTACCCTCATGCGACATTGACCGCCTGTTCGCCCTGCGCCAGGCCGCCCGGGACACCGGCGCCAAGGTCGTCATCCAGAAGCCCAAACTGGTTACCCGCCAGCCCACACCCATCGATCCTGATGGCGGGAGGGCAGCATGAGCATGCTCAAGCTAAACACAGCCAGCCATCAGCGTCTGCCTGCCCAACTCACCCTCAATGGCACGTTCCAACACACCCTGCGCAACAGCAAGGGAGTGGAATGCCGCATCAATCTTGAAGTACTGCAGTGCACCAGGGCCATTCAAGTGAGCGTAAAGGGCGGTCCTATCTGGCTGAGCGTCACGCTTGGCCGCCCGGTCAACCCGCGGCGCGTCGCTCGCTTTATCGAGAGCGCCACCAACGGCACACCCTTTCACGAAGCGCCGTATGCCGAAGAAGACGAACTGGTATCAGAGATTGAAAGCACCCTTCGCGAGGTCGCGGTAAAGCGCAAGGGCTCTCACCATTTCTGCACAGACGATGATATCTGGGTCTCCATTGCAGCTATGGACCGCCGCTGTAAATTCGAGGTGGAAGACACGACATTCAGCATGACCCTGCCCACAGACACCGAGCAGGCCTATCTGCTGTTGCATGAGAATCTGCAAGCCTTCCTCTCCGCTTGTCGCTCAACCGCGCACAGCGCATAGGAGGCCCCATGACCGACACTATCGCCACTTACCTGATGATGCTGCTGCGCATGAGCATTCAGGTGCAGGCCCAGGGCAAGCATCTGGCGTCCTTCACCCACTATGACGAACTGGGGCGGGTCACGGTGCGTGTCTACCCAAACGGGGCAGGCAGCGGCCACGAAACAGACTGGCACCTGAGCGAACAGCCCGGAATTGTGTATATCTGCAGCACAGCCCGCATCGGCGAGCCGGATCGCACCTCCCGCACCTGCCCTTCGACCGAAGCGGGAGTAATCGCCTGCCTCGAGCGCGCCGCCAGCGAGCTGAAAGCCTACGTCGACGGCTCGATATCGGATCCCATCCAGGAGGCCCGCCATGCTGCGTAACCTCAAACAGACCGCAAAGCACCTGGGCCTCAAGCAGAAAGAACTTATGTTCCAAATGCGCGAAGCCGGTCTGCTCGACTCACAGAACCTGCCCGCCCACCCCATGCGGGACAAGTTCTACCTGCAGATCAAGCACGGCCAGTGGTACCACCCCGAGCTCGGCATGCAGTACAGCCAGTCCACCAGGGTTACCCAGTACGGCATCAACTGGCTGGCAGACAAGCTGGGGCTGGAGCGGCCACCGGTGCCCGAGGAGCGGCGCCGTGTCGCCTAGGCAGCACGCCGCTCACATCCTCAGCCTGCGCACCAGATCCGAACGGCAAGCAGCGCTGGCTGAGGTACCCGAAGAGTGGCGCGAACTGATCAAGACCCACGTACGCAACGCCTGGCACCACCCGCGCGGCAACAAACAATAACGGGCAACACCATGACCGACACCAACCAGAAAGCCATCCGGCTGGGGCTCGCCCCCTCGGCCGGGACCGTCGACCGCCTCTTCGCCATATTCGGCGACGAGATGATCCCGGTCGAAGAGGTACGCCAGCGCTACTACCGCAACATGAACGCCGACACGTTCAAAGCCGCACTGGGTACCAACAAGATCCCGCTGCCCGTCAGCACCCTGAACGTAAGCAACAAGGCAATACCGCACATCTGGATACGCCACCTGGCAGCGTACATCGAGCAGCGCGCCTACCTGGCAGACCAGGAACTGGCCTCCCGACTCAACCCGGGCGACCAACCCAGCTGACCGCCACCACCGGCCAGCACCACCACGAGGGCACCACCATGACCATGTATCTGCAGGAAATACTCATCGGCCTAGCACTGATCGCCTGCGTACTCGCGTACGTCTTCGGCATCACCACCGGCCGCATGCAACAAGGCAAGCTCTGCGCTACGAAGCTCGAGAGGCAACGCGAACAAATATTCTGCGAGCGCCGCAGCGCCCACGCCGCCCAACAAGCACTGGACAACGTCCAGGCAGACCTCACCCGGCTGACCGCTATCCTCAAAAAGCAGCAGGACGGATCCGGCCACGACGCCTACACCCTGCGCCTAGCCGCCCACGAGCTGGAGCTAGCCGCGCGAACCTTCACCGCCCTGCACAGCGGCCACAACCACCAGGCCGAGCAGCTGAGCAAGGCACTGGTGAGCATCGCCGATCGCATCGCCGCACGCCCCATCCTGGCAGCGAACTCAGATCCCCTCCAATTTGATCTGGAGGATGCAGCATGAGCTGGATACTCACTGCTACCGGCCAACAATTCGACCTAGTCAACCCCACGCCCGAGATGGTGCGGCCAGAGGATATTGCGCACAGCCTCTCACGCCTGTGCCGCTTCAACGGCCACACGCCCATGCACTACTCGGTAGCCGAACACAGCATGCGAGTCGCGCAACAGGTGCCCGAGGCATACCAGCTCGAAGCCCTCCTGCACGACGCCACAGAGGCGTACGTAGGCGACATGGTGCGCCCGCTCAAACAGATGCTGCCGGGTTACCAGGAGATCGAGCGGCGCATCTGGCTCGCCATCTGCGAACGCTTTGACCTGGAGCCCATCCTCCCCACCTACATTCACCACGCCGACATGGTGCTGCTGGCCACCGAACGCCGCGACCTGATGCCCCAGCACCCCGAGCAATGGACATGCCTGCAGGGCATCGAGCCGCTGCCAGAGCGCATCAAGCCCTACTCCCAGCCGCACGCCAAGTTCATGTTCTTCGAGAACCTGAAGGCGCTGCTGGCCACCACCAACCGGACCAAAGTACAGGCAGGTGCAGCATGAGCCAGACCCTACTCAAAGAACTTGAACAAGCCCGCCGCCTGCATCTGGCTAATGTGTCGCTAGTCCAGAACGCCCCGCGCAAATTTCTGCCTGAGGACGCCGCCCGGGCCGAAGCCACGATCGCTCAGCTACGCAAGCAGGTTGCCGAGATCAACGATCAGATTCAACGCATCACAGGGAGGGCGGCCGCATGACCCACCACAGCGAGCAAGCCAGTGCAAACGCAAGCACTACTCACCCGACAACAAAGAGCCACTGCCCCGCAGGGGCAGGCATTATCAATACGCCAGCAGCCCCAGAAGGGTCGCATACCCCACCACAAGCGTGCGCCACGCCCGCCACTGACCCCGCTTGCCAGCCACACAGCGAAGCGCCGCACGCGCAGCTTGCTGAGGGGTATAAGCACAACGAGGAAGATGACGCCGACATGCATATCGACCCCGAAGATCGAGCCGATATAGAGCGACAGCATCAAGCCATGTGTGACGTGTTCAGCAACCTGCAGGACGCGATACTGGACGGACTGATCCCCTTCCAGGACCACGCATACAGAGCCGGGTACAAACGCGCAACGCAGCACCATGCGGCCACTGCCAGCGCCTGCGCCACAGCAAACGAGTACTGCCAACAACATGGCATAGGTAAATGGGGTGAGAGCGCCGTGCAGGCGCTGATCAATGATCACAAGCGCCTGTCATTCCAACTGGCTCATGCGCACCGCCAGGAGCAACGACTGGACGACGAGATAACCCGGCTCAAGGCGACCGATGAGTACTACCTGCAGGACAACAGCACTTACGTAGGAAATGACGTGCTGTGGTGGAAACGGAACTGTGCGGGCTACACGACAGACCTTAGCCAAGCTCACGTCTTTACCAAGGCGAGAGCACTCAGCCAGCACAAGTGCCGCGACACCGACATCCCTTGGCCAAAGGGTTACATAGACCAGTTGACCCGTCCGGCCGTGGATATGCAGCGTCTGGATCGTGCCAAGTCGTTGGCCAGCAACGGGGGTGCCCGATGACCACCCCCGACAAAATGACCAACCGCATCACGTTACACGGCCTCGGGTTCATCCAGGTGCAACTGGAGGCAGACCAGCGCCTGCACGTATGGCACCCGGAGCTGCCGCGCCGCAACTGCTTCGAGTACTCCCATATCCACAGCCACCGGTTCAGCTTTGAATCCAAGGTGCTGGTCGGCACACAGATCAACGTCAACTACCGGATCGCTGCTGCCGAGGCGGGCACCCACATCCGCTATGTACACGAGGGAGCGCGTTCGCCCAATGGCGGGCGGCCCAACCACTGGCCGGAAGCCGTGCATTGGCATGCCGTCAATCACCCAGACACCATGCACCTCTGCCAGGATCTCCACCAGGCTGACTGGAGCAGGGTACCGCGACACGACGGGATGCTTGCCAGTCCGTGCTGCCAGGGATTCAGCCGCGGCCGCGGCAAGGCCCACGGCAACCCTCAGCACGACGCCAGCCGGTCGACTGCCTGGGCTGTGGTATCTGCGGCCGAGTACCACCGCCCGCCCTTTGTGATCGTGGAAAACGTGCCAGAGTTCATACGCTGGACCCTCTACCCAGCCTGGGAAATGGCCATGCGCCAACTGGGCTACCAACTCGCACCGCACATCGTGGACTGTGCCGACCTGGGCGTGCCGCAGAACCGCGTGCGGATCTTCATCGTGTGCACGCTGAGCAAGGCACCACTGATGCTCCAGCTGCCCACCGAGCAACACCGGCACGCATCGTCATTCATCGACCTGAACACCGGCACCTGGTCGCCGATCAACAAGCCCGGGCGCGCGGCCGCAACACTGGCCCGCATCGCCAATGGGCGACGGCAGCACGGTGATCGGTTCCTGATGCCCTACTACAAGTCCGGATCCGGCCTCACCGGCCGCGCGCTCGATCGCCCGATCGGCACACTCACCACCCGTGACCGCTGGGCGATAGTCGACGGCGACCGCATGCGCATGCTCACGGCCAAAGAGACGCTGCTCGGCATGTCATTCCCCGCGAGCACTCAGCACCCCGCCAACCACCGCCTGACGGTCCACATGGCAGGCAATGCAGTGCCACCCCTTGCAGGCGCCGCAATCATCAAAGCGGTACAGGAGGCAGCATGACAGACCAACTGAATCTATTCGCCAGCTCAAAGAAGATAGTGTGCCGCCCACCACGGGATATCGACCCGGTTGCTGGCTTTGTTCCAATAGAAATCTTCGCTAACGATATCTGCTATGTGCCGTTCGACGGAGCCAAGGCGAAGCAAATCATCCTCGACTTGTGTCGCCAAGCCGGTGACGTGTGGGTGATCTGCTTCGACATCTCCCGCCAAGCCAGGATGTACCCGCAGGATCTTTCCAGCCTGTGCCTTCGAATGGTCGACGCAGGAATTATTGAAAGCGCTGAACTACCTTCAGCCAACGGGAAAGGGTTCCACTACGGCTACAGACTGCCCCAGCAGCGGGAGGCAGCATGATCGAGATCCGCCCCGTCACCCGAGATATTGCAGACGACTTTATCCGCGAGCACCACCGTCACCACTGCGTGCCAGTTGGCGCACTGTGGCGGCAAGCAGTGCATGACGATCAGGGAATACTGGTAGGTGTCGCTGTCAGCGGCCGGCCAGTCGCCAGAGCGCTGGATGATGGCCTGACCGTCGAAGTCACCAGGCTATGCACCCTCGGCACCCCGAACGCCTGCAGCATGCTCTACGCGGCCAGCAAGCGCTGTGCTGAGTCCAAAGGCTACCGGCGCGGCATCACCTACATCCTTGCAACAGAGAGCGGAGCCAGCCTTAAGGCATCCGGATGGCGTCACCTATGGAGCGTGCCCGGGCGCAGTTGGAGCTGCCCTACGCGCCCGAGGACCGACAAGCATCCAACCACAGACAAACAAGCCTGGGGCTGGGGTGCATGGCCGAGGGATAACCAATGACCAAGCCCACCTACTACATCACCACCGGCCATGCAGACTTTCTACTGCCCAGTGCCAAAGATCGGCGATACCAAGTAGTGAAAGCAAAGCCGCTCTCCAGCGGGCGATCGCTGGATCTGCCGCAGGTATGCGACATCTGCCAACGCCGCCGCAACAAGGGCAACCACCAGCGTTGCTCGAAGCTTCGCCAGGCACTTAGACGGAGAACATCATGAGAGCCGACAAGACAGACTATCGTTACCTCGACCAGTTGCCAGACAGCTCCGTGATCTGCGTCGACGAGGTGCTCGCCCTTGTGCGCGTGTCGCGGTCGACCTGGTATGAGGGGATCAAGAAGAAGCGGTACCCGCCGGCGGTCTACATCGGCCCCAGCTCACCGCGCTGGCCACTTGGCAGTGTGCGCCAGGTCACAACTGGAACATACAAGCCGACCGAGCAGACCAGGGACCAGAACGAGGACCAAAAAGCAGCGTGA